CCTTATATCTTCAATGTCTCCATGCGTTCTGTATACGGAATGAATGGAATGCACGCCGATGGAAGCAAGGCAACTGGTTTCCGTTCAATGGTTGTTGCACAATTCACTGGTGTTTCACTCCAAAAAGACGATAGAGCATTTGTAAAGTATAGTCCTTCTGCAAGAGATTATAGTGACAGTATTGCCATTACACCCGAGTATGGTGGAGCACTGGCAGGAAACTCTTCATCAAAGGGAACTGTATATCACTTAGATTCCGAAGCGATTTATAGAAGTGGATGGGAAACAACACACATTAAACTATCCAATGATGCGTTTGTTCAGATTGTTTCCGTTTTTGCGATTGGATATAATAAGCACTTTGCCGCAGAGTCTGGTGGCGATGCTTCCATTACAAACTCAAACTCAAACTTTGGTCAAATTTCTCTTTCTTCTGACGGATTTAAGAAAGAAGCATTTGCCAAGGATGATAAAGGATACATCACTCATATTATTCCCCCAAGAGCAATTACCGGTTCGGATGAGAATGTTGATTGGTTGACTCTTGACATTACAAATACCCTTGCAAATGCCATCAATACTAGACTTTATTTGAATGGTTTCACATCAGAAGATGTTGTCCCACCAGTTCTGACACAAGGTTATAGAGTCGGTGCCAGAACAAATGATAAGTTATATCTGGATATTAGTGAAACAGAACGTTCTGCTGATATCTTGATGACTGATGGTTCCACAAGTGCAGTAAAAGAGTATTCTGTTGGAGCACCATCATCCAATATCTTCACACTCTCATCGGGAACTCACTCACTAACAACAGGCGAAAAGGTCATCATTATCAGTGATGATGGAGATCTTCCAGAGAACTTAGAAACTAATGTTGTTTATTATGCAATCGTTCCAAGTGGGAGCACAACAACTTTAAAATTTGCGGCATCCAAGAATGATGCGGACAATGATGATCCAATCACTGTTTATGGTGGAACAAACCTTACAGTTCTGAGTAGAGTAACAGACAAAATTGCTGGTGACATCGGACACCCAGTTCAGTGGGATTCTACCAATGAGCAGTGGTACATCACAACAAATGCTGGTAGTGACATTTATACTAATCTCTCTGGAACTGGTGTTTCGGAGGCAACTTACATCAAGAGAATTGCTGATACAAGAAGTCTTGATGAGAAAATCTATAAAGTAAGAGTCGTAGTTCCAAAAGAACTCTCCAATGCCAAGACTCCAGAGAATGGATATATTATCCAAGAATCTAGTTCTACTGGATATCGTGGTGTAGACAATACAGACTCTCTGAAGTCCACGATTACTGCTACAGATGACTATGATTTCAACAGAAATCCAAGATTCATTAGCACATGCTCATTCAGCAGCACAACCGCAACTGTAAGAACAGAATTACCACACAATCTTATCACTGGTGATAGTGTTATTATTCGCAATGTCACAGATGATCTGATTAACACTGGTATTGGAACATTTGACAAAGGATACAACGGAACCTTTACGGCTACTGTTGTTGATGATATGAGTTTTACCTATACAATATCTGATCAGACACCTGGTGGATTTACTAATGATGTAGGAATTAGAACAAATACTTCCGCAAGATTTGAAAGAAATGATTTACAATCAAACTTGTATGTCTTTAGAAACGAAGTAATTCAAGAATATGTTGAGGGTGAGAGAGATGGTGTCTATCACCTCTACGTTGCAAACTCTGGTAATACAATTTCTGAAGAATTTACAGAGATCAAGTATAGTCAGAACGTAGTTGATCTCTACCCACAACTTGATAGAGATAATGTTAATGATAGTCCATCATCAGCAAAATCATATGCCAAAGTTTCTCCACTCGGAGAAGTTGTAACTAATGACCTGAAGAAGAGTATCACCAGAGAGACTGTTGATTTACTGTCAACAAAGTTAGGATTTGGTCTTGACATTTCCTCTGTTACCGATGCCACAACAACTACACCAGATATTACATTTGGTAGAAGACATGGACTTCAGGGTATTGTAGAGGCGACTGTTAATACTGCTGGTAGTGGATTTGTAAATGGAAATCATTATAACGTAAAACTGTTGAATGATGGTACAACGGATTGGGATGGTGCCACCGCAAACATTCATGTTTCTGGTGGAGCAGTTGGTATTGTTACTATTGTTTCCCCTGGTTCTGGTTATACTGATGGCGAAACTTTGGATCTTGAAGGATTCTCCGGTGCAGATCTTACAATCTCAACATCAGGAATTTCGAGTGTAATTGGACATGTAGTTCAGTTCACTGGTGCTGGAACAACATCAGATACATACCATCGCATCAGCGCAGTTGGTGCCGCAAATCAAATTTCTATTGCAAGAACTGCTGGTGATCCCGTAATCACATCAGATCATTATGCATACGTTGTGGGTCCATCATTTGCATTTACTGCTGACACCACGACTGGAATTGTCACAGCAACCGGTCATGGTCTTGTAGCAGGAAATAGAGTAAGAATCATTGATTCTAGTAACAATAACAAAGGAGACTTTATTATTGGAACGAGAGTTGGTGTTAATACTCTTACTATTTCTGGAATTGGTGCAACATCTGGTCACATTCTTAAGCACGCATACTCGGCAAACTCTGGTGCCTCTGATAAGAGTGATGAAAATCTTGGAAGTAGAGCATTTGCCATCTATGGTGGAGAAACATTAACTCTCGGTGCTGGAATTACGGCAACAACAACACAGTTTGCCGTAAGTGTTCCAGAATCTGGTATTGGAACCATGAGTAGATTCCCTCTTGGTTCTTACATTCAGATTGATGAAGAAATCATGAGAGTTGCGAATGACACTTTACAGGGTGCCAGCAACAATGAATTGGTTGTTATTCGTGGTGCTCTGGCTACAAGACAAGTTGCACATGACTCTGGAACAATTATTAGAAAGGTTGAACCAAAAGCAGTTGAGTTCCACAGACCTTCTTATCTACGCGCCTCTGGTCATACATTTGAGTATCTTGGATATGGTCCTGGTAACTATTCAACTGGTCTCCCACAAGTTCAAACCAAGTCTCTACCTGAAAGAGAACAATTCTTAGTTCAATCGCAAGAAAGATCTGCTGGTATTGTTGTTTATACTGGTATGAACAACAATGGAGACTTCTTCATTGGAAACCAGAAAAAGTCTGCTGCCACTGGCGAAGAAACAACATTTGATACTCCAGTTCCAACTGTGGCAGGTGAAGACCCATCCAGATTAAGTTCCGTCTTTGATGAAGTTACTATTAAAGAAAGAATTGTTATAGAGGGTGGCGATTCTGGTCAGGTTCTTTCACAGTTTGATGGTCCAGTTACATTCAATGGTGAGACTAGACTTACTAGTCAGGTTAGAGTTACTAATGAAATCGATTCTACAAGTCCCACATCTGGAGCACTTATAGTTTCTGGTGGAATTGGTGTTGGCAAAACTATCACGGCGGCAAATGCAACTGTTGGAACAGTAACTTTGAATGGAACCACGAGTGAATTAACCTCAACTAGTGGTAATTTGAAAATCAGTGCTGCTTCTGGTAGTAGTGTTGCTATTCAAACAAACACAACAATCACTGGAAATATAGATCTTACAGGATCTGCAGCAGATAGTGGAAGAATTAGTGCCAACTATTTGGATGTTCCAAATATTTCTCCTATCGGAAGTATTATGATGTGGCCAGGTGCGACAGATACTTGGCCAACTGCAAACTGGAGACAATGTAATGGTGCTGGATTGAGTACATCAACATATTCTGATTTGTTCAATATTATCGGATATACTTATGGTGGTTCTGGTGCAACATTCAATCTTCCAGACTTACAAAATAAATTTGTTGCTGGTGCTGGAGACTCTTATTCCTTGAATGATAGTGGTGGTGCTAATGCCGTAACACTCACGACAGATCAACTACCATCACACACCCATACTTTAACTGATCCTGGACACAGACACACCTACAATGGTTCTAATGGTCCTGATAATCAAGCTGGTGGTGGTACTCCAGTTCCTGCTGGTGGTTCAAACTTCAACAACAGAAATACTAATAATGCAAACACTGGTATTACTATTGACAGCACTGGTAATGATCAATCACACGAAAACAGACCTCCATACGTTGCATTATACTACATTATTAGAATCCAATAAATAACTAAAAAGACTATAATGGCAAATATTCGTAAGTCATTTAATTTCAGAACTGGTCTTCAGGTTGATAATGATAACTTTGTCGTAAACGCAAATGGTCTTGTGGGAATTGGAACTTCCATCCCACAAAACTATTTGTTAAATGTTCACGGAGACACAAGAGTTACTGGTCTAACAACGATCGGAATACTCTATTCTGGTATTGGAACAGTTGGAGTTCTGAGTGCAACAAGTGCTGATGTATCTGGAACTCTTTCTGTTGGTTCCTTACAAGTGGGAACTTCTGCTGCAGTATCCAATCTCGTCGGATATGGATATACGGCATGGATTACCGACAACAGTGGTGTAGGACTTCATACAACATCAAAAATAGGTGTTAATACAACTACCAGTCCTGGTGCTTCTGATGATGAACTTAAAGTGCATGGTGATGCTGAAGTAACTGGAACCCTAATAGCGGCAACTTTCAGTGGTTCTGGTGCATCATTAACAGACATTCCAAATAGTGCTACAACCGCAACTAATGCTAATACAGCATCTACTATTGTTGCCAGAGATGGATCTGGTAATTTTAGTGCTGGAACAATCACTGCCAATTTAACTGGAACCGCAAGTATTGCTTCTAGTGTAACATCATCGGCAGATTTGTCCATTAATTCATTGAGTGCTGGTATCGTAACAGCATCAACTCGTGGATATGCCGAAACCTTTGGTGTTGGAACAAATTCACCAAATGCTCAACTTCATGTAAGAAAAACTGGTATTTCTTCTTTACAAGTTACGAGTGATGGTTCTAATGAGGCTATAATCACTCTCGGAAGAAACACTACTCCAAGCACTGACAATGGACAGATTCGTTTTGGTCATGGAAATGCATTTGGTTCATATCCATACAGTACGGATGAGTCATTAGACATTATAAACTATGATACTGGAAATCTCAACTTCTATTTGAATCCAAGTGGATTGGGAACGGCATTTAACTGGATGACCACTGCATCAAATCGTGCAATGGTGCTGACTCAATCTGGAAATCTTGGAATCAATTCAACTTCACCAACGGAAAGACTTGATGTTAGTGGAAATGTAGTTGCCTCTGGTTCTATCACAGGAAACACCATCGTAAAAGATGGAGGAACTTCTAGTCAATTCTTAAAGGCAGATGGTAGTGTTGATACAAACACATACCTGTCTGCCACTGGAAATGGTTCCCAATTAACAGGCATAGTTACATCTTTAGTTGCTGGTTCTAATATTAGTCTTGATGATACTACAGGAGAAGTAACTATTTCCTCTCCACAAACTTTTGTTGGTGTTGTAACTGCAACCCAAGGATTCACAAGTGGTATAGGAACAGCAGTTAAAATCAGCGTTTCTGGTTCTACTTTGACGTTTACTGTTGGCAGTGCTAGTACAAGCTTGACACTACTGTAAAATCCCTGTAGACTACCTTTGTCCGGGTTGAAGAGATAAATTATGAAGCTTCATAATAATTTTATAAAAGGTAGTGAGATTTCTCTTATCAAGAATGCATTTTTAGGTGGTGGATTAGCATGGTTTTATAATCCATCAGTTGTTTTTACTGATGGTAAAATTGATTATCCAGATAATTATCAATTTACTCATAGATTTTATGATAATGACACCATAGTCAGTGATCATATAAAATTACTTTATCCTATTATTGATAAATTAAATCCAAAATCTTTAATAAGAATTAAAGCAAATTTAATTCCTAGAACAGAAAATATAATACAACATCAATATCATACAGATTATGATTATGAAGGTGCAAAAACTTCTATATTTTATTTGAATAGTAATAATGGATACACAATATTTCGTGATAAAACTAAAATAGAAAGTGTTGAGAATAGATTAATTACTTTTGATTGCAAAAAAGAACATAGGGGAACAACCTGTACTGATCAGAAAGTAAGAATAGTAATAAACTTTAATTACTTCTAACCACTTTAACAACTGGGACAGGGACCATCGGTAGAGGTCCCATTGTGCTATAATAGTCCCATACGCGATGAGACCTGTGATCCAACTCCGACCACACCAGCAGGACGCACTGACTGCCATGCTGGCACACGATAAGGGTCAGGTCATCGTTCCTACGGGTGGTGGTAAGACCATGTGTATGATCAAGGATTCTCAGGAATATCTTGATGCTTGCGATCGTGGTATTGTCGTTGTAGTTGCTCCTCGCATCCTGCTTGCTGAGCAGTTGTCTGCTGAGTTTCTTGAGTTTCACACTGACGTTGCTGTGATGCACGTTCATAGTGGAGAGACTCATCACTTCAGCAGCACTCGTCCTTCTATTATTCGTAATTGGAGTCAGCAAGCATACCGTAAGCAACTGATCTTCACCACCTATCACTCTCTTCCTCGCCTGATGGAAGCAGAGATCAATGTCGATTGCATTTACTTCGATGAAGCGCATAACTCTGTCCAGCGTAATTTCTTCCCTGCCACGGAGCATTTCTCTTCTACTGCTACTCGCTGCTATTTCTTCACTGCTACTCCTAAGCATTCT